GTTGGTCGCAGCGAGGGTCTGCATCTTGTGTCGGAGCATAGCCGTTGCGTGCTCTTGCGAGTCGGCGCGGATTTCCAATTCGACCAAGACGGTCATCGCAGCGTAGTAGACAGGTTTCTTCATTTTCGTAAGTTATGGTAGGATTAAAGAGGAGACATCCCAAAAGGGTAAGTCTTTTTATTGAAGTGGTCGCTCACCCGACCGGCAGAGCCAAGGTCGTCCTCAAGCGATTTGCACAGGGTAGCGAGCTCGGCAGCAAGCAGGATGTTCGCAGCCTGCTCACGCTCAAGGCGTGTGCGGGACTTGGCGATGTCCTCTGCGTGGTCCATCTCTGGCTCGTCACGCTGATACTCAAGGTCGCTCGAAAGCATGTCTTGGGCGAGGGTGACATCCTTATCGGAGTCGGCATATTCCAGGGCCTTCTCGTAAACCTTCTCCAAGGCGTTCTTGGAGTTGGCGAGGAGCGAGAGGATTTTTGAGATGTTCGGGTCGTTGTATCGCATGAGAGATGAGTGTTGTGCTCGACGGCTTGGGTTTCGTCAAGGGGAAAAAGAAAAGGGGCAGGAGATTTCTCTCCCGCCCCCGTCGGGTTAGTTAAGCTTGATGAGCAGGTCCTCGATGCGACCGGTTCGGGCGGTGCGGACGAAGGTGTTCATCACCGCCGTGTTAAGCTTTTCAGCGAGCTCGAAGCGGGGCTTGCCACGGCCGCCGGCCTCGACGTCGTGAGTGAAGTGCTGGGTCGCCGCGTTGTAGAGGTTCCACAAGTTACGCTTGGAGTCCTCTCGGTAAGTCGGCTCGGACCAGATACGGCCGATGGCTTCAGCGTGGCGCTCGGTCAGCACCTTGCGGTCAGAGAGGTTCAGCAGGATACGCTTGCCGTCCTGCATCGTGACAGGCATCTCGGCCATCGAGCGGAAGGCCGGCAAAGCGTTGTGGAAGGACATCACAGCGGAGTCCAAGGCTTCACCCACGAAGGAAGTTTCGAGCGAGCTCGTGTGCTTCTTGGTAAGGTTGAGCGTGTTGACCGGAGCGGCCAGGCCGTTCGAGCAGATGAGGCGAACCAAGCCCACGGCAAATGAGGCTCGTAGGCTGCCGTCAAAACTGTTCTGCACCTTGAGACGGAAGGTCAGGTCCTGTCCATCGACCTGTCCACCGATGTTCGGGAAGTCATAGATGGCACGCATACGAGCGCCTCCGTGAGTGACGACCTCCTTACGCTTCCAGCCGTCCATACCCTTGGACTTGAACAAGCCCTCGGTAGCAGAGACGAGGACATCGTTCTGAAGGATTTCGTAGCGGTCTGTGACTGTGGCAAAGACCTCGCCGGTGTCGAGTCGGCGGGTGCCGAAGAAGCGGGTCTGCTGACCGTCGGGCGTGAGCAGGGGAACCTGTTCGACCTTGTAGTCAAAGCGGGACTCCTGGCGTTCGTCGGCGGTTTCGGTGATGGTGTCGGGATGTATCATATGTTTTGTGTGTGGGTGAGTGGTGTGTGAATACGGAAGCGGTTGTCAAGAATTATTCGGGGAGGTGAATGTCATCGTCCTCCGTGGAGGTGTCCTCGTCTTCTTCCTCTTCCTCGTCGGCGATTTGGAAATCGACATACTTCATGCAGAGACGAAGCATGCCGTCGTAGTCGGTCCCGTCGGTCATAGCGACCTTGGTTTCTTCCTTGAACGCCTTGAGGTATGCGGGGGTGGCCGCAAGCGCCCTGTTACAGGCACCAAGGATGTAGAAGATGTTGCCGTCCGGATTGCGGACGATGGGTTTGGTGTTGGACATAGTGGTTAAGAAACTTGGTCGGGAGGGAGGCCGGCGTGGAACTTAGCTTGGCCTGCGGCAATCGTGGCGATGCGTTCGTAGATGGCAGCCATCGTGGCGTTGTCGTAGCGGGGAGCGTCGTAGCGACCCTGCCCCCAAGACCCCTTGGCCCAGGCGATAGCGTCAACAGCGACTTGTTGGATTTGGATGTCGGTCATAGGATTAAGAATTGAAGTCGTCGTGGTATGCTTTGCCGAGCTCAACCTTGATGACGCTACCACCCCAAGACTCGAAGGACGAGTTGAAGTTGGTGTCGCTGTCGGGGCGGGCTTCCTTCCATCCGTCGTAAGCGGAGCGGAGGGCGGTCATAGCGCCTTCCTTGCTGTCAGAGGCAACGGAGATGCCGTAGCCGAAGATGGCGGGGATGACTCCGATGTAGATGTGCTTGGCTTTCATTAGAGGGAGGCGATGAGAAGGCACAGGGCAATCGTCGTGATGACGAAGAAGCCGGTGAGGAAGGCGTTGAACATAGTGGTGAGAGAAAGAAAGGGGCGGGGGGATTGCTCCCCCCACCCGATTGATTACACAGCGACCTCGCCGTTGAAGGAAACCAAGTTGGCTTCCTTGATGTTGAAGACCTCCGTGGGGGTCTTGTTCTCCGAGCGAGCGGAGGGGACGAGGAACTGCTCGAACTCATCCTTGGTGACTTCCACGCCGTTCACCTTGAAGGTGGACTTGGACTTCATTCCGTTGACCGTGGTCAGGCGGAGGAAGCGTTCACCCTTATGGGCGATGACGAAGGGGAAGTTTTCCCACGAACCCCAAGCGAGGGGCTGGACTTCACCACGCTCGTTGGACTCGATGCCTTCCTTGACCGAGGTCAGGTTGGCGAAGTTGACTCCGGAGCGGAAGACGCCCGTGGTCACCTTTTCGAGAACCACGCCCTTGAAGGAGGCGGCGGGCTTGGGGTTGGACTTGAAGGTCACCGAGGCGAACTGACCGGCGGCGGTCAAGAAGGCGTTGATGACGTTGGAGGGACTGGCGGTATTAGCGGTGTGCATGTTGGTGTTGGTGAGAGAGGGGAGGGAGGAGGAGGCGTTGGTTTCGTTGGAGGACATAAGGGTTATTTCGATGTTGGAAGTAAGTAGTATTCCCAAGCGGATGACAAGCACTAAAAACAATGTTTCTGTAAGTCGTTGATAACCAACACCTTTTTGTTGATAAAAATCGCTGTTTTGCTAATGGATAAGCGAATAAAGGGATTGCGGACGCACATCATTTGCCCACTTTACGCTCAATGAAACGCTCGCCTCTTAAAAGAAAAAGTCCCTTTAAGAGTAACAGCACGCTCAAACAAAACGCCTGGAAATCAAAGCCGGCCTCACTAAAGACGCACAGACCAATGCGTCGGGTGAGCGCAAAGCGTGCGAAAGAAAACAAACTCTACACCCAGGTCCGCAAAGATTATCTCATCCTGCATCCACGCTGTGAAGTGTGCATCGACTCGCCTGCGTGCGACATTCATCACCGCAGAGGTAGATGGAAGTCACGCCTCTATGATGCGACATACTTCCTTGCCGTCTGCCGGCCTTGCCACGACCGGATACATCACAACCCCGAATGGGCATACGCAACAGGTCTGCTCCTGCATAGATGAGTTGGGCAACTTGGGACGAACGCCTCGAATGGAATATGGTAGAGATAAGGAAGCTCGCCATCATCAACGAGCAACGGGCGGTAGCACGTCGCGCCAAAGCCGAGAAAGAAAGATTGGCTCTCATCGAAAAGGGTGTTGACCCGACCCTTCTCAAAACGCATAACAGTCTTCCCTCAACCGTATCACAATCAACCGCACGCAAAATGGAAAAACACGAACTCGACCTTGGCGACATCTGCCAAGTCACCTCCGGCAAGTTTGCCGACAAGAAAGTCTTGGTCATCAAGGCTGGCATCACCACGAAGTTTGGACTCAAGAGCATCACCGTCGAATACTTTGGTCCTAGCAAGACCGGAGAGAAGGTTTGGGTTGCTCCAGAGCTTCTTGCCTTTGAAGGTGAGAACGACCTTGAGACTGCCAACGCCATCAAGGAAGCCGACTTCCAGGAATGGAAGGCACGCAAGCAGGCAGGAGTCCCTCCCGCTTCTGCGTTCGTAAAGAAGAAGCCTTGGGGTAAGCCAAAGAACGAAGCTCCGTCCGACGGAGAAGACTCGTTTCTCTGACGAGGAGGGCGAGCAGCCTTCCGCAACCAACCCAGACGGTTGGGAGATAGTCCCCTCGCGCATACTCCCTCACACGGAGTTGTGTGCGTTTGTGTGTGCTCCTACCATAAGTGGCAAAAAGAAAGCATCTGACATCATCATCAATGTGCGACTGATGATAGACGAGACACTGGTTCGCCTCGTGATGGACATCGAGGAGAAAGACTTCGTGTGCAAGATTGGCTACGACTTGGTCAGCCGAACCAATGTAGATGCTTGGTGGTTCGCCAAGGAGAAGGATGTAAGCGAGTGGCTCGAACAGGCCGGCCTTGAAGACATCCGCTTGCCGGCGTGCTCTTGCCTGATGCGTATGCTCGTGCCCATGAAGGCACACATAGCCAAGATGCCCAAGAGAGAGCTCCTAGCCCCGGTGGAGAGGGTAGAACAGGTCGTTGCGACCACCGACGTCAGGTGGGTCTATGAGGCCAGGCACCAAAAGGGCGGCAACCTTACTATTGAGGCGACCAACGGCGACCAAGCGGTCACCATCGTCTATCAGTCCGTGGTCAAGGCGAGCGAGAAGCTCGTCACCGTCCACGCACAAATGCGGATGCGGGATAAATACACCACCATCAGCTCGGCCTTCTCTTACAAGTCCGATGTGAAGATGCACCACATCAATCCCTGGATACACGCGCAGCAGGCACTACACGCACAGATGGCAGAGGCATCAGGCATACCGGGCGAACCAGTTGCCACCTCCTTCGCCAAAGCGATGCTCCTCGTCCGTGAGGGCATGAGCAAGGGTCTTGCAGAGACGCACGCCAAGAAGAGCCGAAAGAAAGACGATGAGGATGGTTCGCTGTTCGAGATGGAAAGTTGAAGAAACTTTCGTGATGGTGGTTGACAGGGATGAATAGCGGTCAGAAGTTATCATCGCCCATGACAACAACGACGCCTTACGAACGTGCAGCCCGCTACATGGCTGCCACGCCCCCGGCTGTGTCTGGAGCAGATGGACACGGACAGACATACTCGTTAGCCATCTCGCTCTACCACGGCTTCAACCTTTCCGAGCAGGAAGCTTGGATGCTCCTTCAGGCATACAATATGAAGTGCTCACCGCCTTGGGGCGAGAGCGACCTCCGTCACAAGATGAAGGACGCTATGGCAAAGAACCATAGCAAGCCTCGTGGCTGGCTGCTTACCGATAACCCGCGCGACCTGGACCCGCGCAAGCATCAGCCCATCACCAACGTCACGCAGTCTGGAAAGTTCAAGGTGGACTTGGGAAGCCTATCGCAGGTGCCAGACAGAGAGCGCTTCACGACGGCTCAGCTCCTCGAAAACTGTTTCAAGGACGACGAGGTCATCTGCATCACGAACGAAGCTGGCGAGGACGAAGACGGACGCTTCTTCCCGGCGAGCAAGGGGACGTTCCAGACCGTCAAGTGGTGGCTCGACAACTTCTTTGGTCCTAATCCCACGGACAGAGCGATGTTCCGTGAACGCCAACAGGGTGCGTGGTGCCGCATCAATCCCATCAAGGCGGGAGACTTCACCGGGCGTGACGATAGCGTCAGCGTGTTCCGTCATGTGCTTGTCGAGTTCGACACGCGCCCGAAGGACGAACAGTTTGCCATCTTCAAGCAGTCACAGCTGCCTATTTCAGCCATCATTGACTCTGGCGGCAAGAGCTTGCACGCATGGGTGCGCGTAGATGCCAAGGACTACGAGGACTGGAAGCTGCGTCGCAAACAGGTGTTCGACTACCTCTCCGACTACGAACCAGATGAGATGACCAAGAACCCTTCAAGGTGGAGTAGGCTCGGTGGCATCTTCCGTGGCGAACACGAGCAACGCATCGTCGCACTCAATGTCGGGCAATCCAATTGGGACGACTGGCTCTCATACCTTGAGAACAGCGAGGTCCCGGACGAGCTCACCGTCGACCAGCTGATGGAATACAACACGGACAACGACCCAACCACAGTGCTCGGCAACCGCTGGCTCTGCCAAGGCGGCTCATTGTGCGTCATCGGCCAGTCTGGCATAGGCAAGTCCAGCTTCCTGATGCAAATGGCAATCATGTTGGCCATTGGCCGACCCTTCTTCAACATTCAGGTCACGCGCCCCTTCAAGTGCATCGTGATGCAGGCCGAGAACGACACTGGAGATTTGGCCGAAGCTTTCAAGGGCATCGTGGGCAGCATGTCCCTGACGGACAAGGAGAAGGTCCTATTGCGCACGAACGTGAAGTTCTACCGGGAAACGGTCAAGGTCGGGCTAGAGTTCGTCAAGCAGGCACGCAAGCTCATCGTCCACAACAAGGCCGACTTCTTCTTTGCGGACCCTCTCTTGGCGTTCGCCGGCGGGGCGATTAGCGACCAGGCGTATGCGTCGCAGTTCCTCCGCAATTGGATTACGCCAGTCCTGATGGAAACGAACGTGGTCTGGGTGTTCCTACACCACACTGGCAAACCCAGAGCAAAGGAAGAGAGCTCGGCAGCGACGGTATCCGACCTCGCATACAGCGGTATTGGTTCCAGTGAGCTCGTGAACTGGGCGCGTGAAGTCGCCGTATTAAGACGCACCGATAAGATACGACCCTTCTTTGAGCTGGTTCTCACCAAGCGTGGTAAGCGTGCCGGCATCCTCGACAAGGACGGAAAGCCCACAGCGTTCGTGAACCTCCGACACGCAGAGGGACGCATCCTGTGGGAGGTCAACGACGAGAACGTCCTGACCAATTTCTCGATGAAGGATTTGAGCAAGATGATAGATATGCCGCCGACGGAGCATCACAACGAACCCGAACACTCGAACCTCGTCCGCTACATCGCTCACAAATTGGGCGTAGGAACCGCTACCGCAGGAGATGTGGCCAATCACCTCATCCGTCTATCCAACTCGAACCCGGTCATCCTGTGGGACCACCGCAAGGGCGTCTGGCATGGCGTCAAGTGGACCGACGCTGCTATTACGACGCTCTCCACAGACCCATTCTGAACGAGCTCGTTAAAGACTCCTAATCCCAATGGACGCAGTATTTGAACATCTCACGCATCTCAAGTCGGACTCTCAAACCGGTGATGAGCGAGCGCGTCAGCGCGATGCGATAATCGAATACTCGAACGGCAGCAGTTCGATTGCACTCCATGTGGGGCTAGGAAGCCCCTGTCAAGCGGTATTTGACTATTCCTTAATACCCAGTAGTATGCCTTATGCTAACCAGTGCTCCCCCTGTGGGGGTGACAATCCCCAACCCCTTGTCTAATGGACACACAACCTCCTGATGGCCAATACAATGAGGTAGAGCTGCCGCCCAACAAGCGGGGCATAGACGCATATGCTTACTGGTTCGCCCAACAACCCAAGGACACACAGCAATCCCTCATAGCCCAAGGCCTCGGCCCAGAGATACGTGAGGGGGACGGTAACTACACCTTCGAGGTCAAGGCAGACCATCAAGCCTTCTCATTCGAGGAGGAGCCAGCAGCAGAGGCCCTGGACGGGGAGGGGCCACCCCCGCGCACATACACCGATGAAGAAGTTCAAGAGGTGGTTCGCCGCGTAGTCATGGCTATGCAACTATCAGAGAGCCCGGACTGCCTCTTCCAAGCACGCTGCATACTCATAGCCTTCGGCATCGGTGACCCTCCCACCGAGACAGAGCTAGCCAAGCAACGGGAGTGCTCACGCCAATTCGTATCCAAGAAGGTCAAACGCATCCAACAACTGTTCAACCTCGCACCATCCCAATACATGCGTAGCGAAGCCGCCTGCAAGGCTTACGCAGACGCCTGGCAGCGTAACGCATCCAAGCGCACCACCAAACCATCAAAGCGTCTCACAACCACCCACAGCTCCACACACACCAATACACAGAACTCTTCCGTCCATATGGGACTAGGAAGCCCTCAACTCTCCTCTAAACGAAATAAACTTTCCGGGACGCAAAAAGTGCCCTTTGCCCCACCCCCCGTTAAGAAATCTATTATCAAAAAGAGGGGGGACTCGGGGTCTTGTGACACCGCACTCTGACCCAGGATGTTTAGACTTTGGGAAAAACACGCATAAATCGTTGATATACAATGGCATCACAAAATGAGATAGCAGCAGCCCTTGGGCTGACGAAAGGGCGAGTGTCGCAGCTCGTGAAAGAGGGTATGCCTGGAGACTCGATTGAGGAGGCACGAGCGTGGCGTGATAAAAGGAAAACGGAGATGCAGAGGGCTGGGCATATTAGTCAGCCGGTGCAGCCGTTGAACCTTGGAGACTTGGATAGCATATTGCGTTCGGTGACAGGGGAGACGGGGAACTCGGAAATGGATACTCGTGTGAGCGAGCAGACGGAGTTGTGTTCGTTGACTCGTCAGGTGTTTATGCAGGCGTTGCAGTCGGGTGACCCGGCGCAGGGGAAATTGTATGCGAATTATGACCGAGCGGTGGCGACCCTATTGCGTTTGGAGAAGGAGAGGTTTCTGCGTATTCAGGAGGAGGGTAAGCTGATTGATGCGAATGTGGCGGCGGCGCGGTTTGCAAAAGTGATGGGTCAATTGAGAAACCTAATAGACAGGGCGGAGTTGACGGTAGCCCCCAAGGCAAATCCTGATAACCCCCCAAAAGCTTTGAAGGCGTTTAGAGATTTTAAGGAGGACCTGTTTCGGAAGATTTCGGAATACAGCCCGGATGTGCGGGACAGGAGTCCGAACATTGGGGACGACGAGATTGGAATTAAGTTGGCGGCCCCTGGGAACGCTGCGTTCTTTGGAGCGGTGAAGGACCTAGAAGACGAGGACGTGCCGAAGGAGGGTGGTTCGCTTGAAGGATTTACCGACGATACCCTTGGGGAGATGGAGGATGAAAAATGACCCCTGCCCAAAAGGAAGCAATTGCCGACCAGCTTGAAGCTCGTATCCGGAAGGTGTTCCGCCCGGACGAGGGTGGGGACATTGTTACTTGGTTGGAGGAGAACATCAGGCAGATACCTTTCTCGCCGATGCCTTCAGGGTTTCGGGTGGCAGAGACGCCTTGGTTAGCGGAGCCGCTCCGAGCGTGTGCCGACCCCGAAGTCAGGCTAGTGGTTACGATAGCGCCCATTCAGTCTGGGAAGTCTTTGATGGCCGAGATGCTGTCCTGCTTCATCATAGCCAGACAACCGGCTCCTACGCTCTATCTGAACGACCAGGATAGCAACGCGGCTGACTGGATGCAGTCCCGCTTGCGGGTGCTTTGGGAGAATGTCCCGCCGGTCTTGGCGAAGTTGTCGAAGGACGAGACAGGGAAGAAGTCGGGAACGGTCCAAACGGAGGACATGACCTTTTGGTGCTTGGGGGCGTTCAATGAGAAGAACCTACAACGGCGGTCTATCAGATGGCTCGTGGGTGACGAGACTTGGCTCTGGCCCCAAGGGCATCTGGCTGAAGCGTCGGCGCGTGTCACGAGCTTTGGTTGGTTGGGTAAGCGTATCTTTATGTCGCAGGGTTCGTTTCAAGGGGACGACACCGAGGCGGTGTGGCTAACGACTGATAGGCGTGTCTGGTCCTTTGCCTGCCCCGCCTGCGGACATCGCCAGCCATACTCCTGGGACCAAGTGAAGATACCCGACGCCATGCAGCGAGACGGCGAGTATGACTACGGACTCATCAAGCGGGAAACCAAGTATGAGTGCGAGGGGTGCAAGAAGCAGTTTGCGGATACGCGCTCGAACCGAGACGACTTTAATGCGACAGGGTTTTATAATCCTACGAACCCGACGGCGGACCCGGCGAACCAAGGTTACACTTGGTCGGGATTGGCTGCACGCTCGTGGGGTGCTATGGCAGAAATGTTCGTGCGTGCGAAGCTCGTGCTCGATGTGAACGGCGACTCAAAGGCGATGCAGATTTTCAAGCAGAAGCAGCTCGCCCATTTTTGGTCGGACGCACCGGATGACTTTGGTTCGCTTCAGACTATCGGAGACTACAAGCAGGGAGACGAGTGGGAGAAGGAAGCCCGCATCGACCCAGGCACACGCAAGATACACACCGACCATAAGCGAGAGAAGCAGATACGAGCTCGCTTCATGTCTGTGGACGTTCAGCGCGAGGGGTTCTTTTGTCTTGTTAGGGGCTGGGCCGAAGGTGGTGACAGCCGACTTGTGAAGTGGCGCTATGTGCAGACATGGGAAGATGTGATAGCGATGGGCAAGGCGTTGGAGGTTCACCCCGCCCTGACATATGTTGACTGTGGTGACCAGTTCGACGACGTCATCCGTCAGTGTGGTATCAACAAGTGGACGGCCCTACGAGGGGATGCCCGCTACGAGTTTACTTGGATGGTGGAGACACCGAAGGGTCGTAAGCCGGTGGGCAAGGTCTACGCTCCAGCTCGTATGGTGAATGTGGGGACAGGGCCGGTGCGTGTGCATCACTTCTCGAACCTAGCACTCAAGGACCAGCTCTCGCGCATGCGTAAGGTTGGCAAGCACAGCACCTCCGTAGATTGCTTGCAGGATTACCTGGACCAGATGGAGTCGGAAGTTCGCACGAAGAACCTGGCCGGCAAACCGGAGTGGAAGCGAATTGGTAAGCGAGCTAATCACTTGTGGGACTGCGAGGTGATGCAGTTCGTGCCCGCCTTGGCGTTTGGGTTCCTGGCCCCGCCACCGCCTCCCCCGCCCGAAGAAAAACCTGTGGAGCAGCCGTCCGAGGCCCCTCCTGCCTCATAGGTCTTGGACGCACAGTAGTTCGGAATACCCCAGAAACCTCAATGAAAAGGGGGGCCTGGAATTATTTTTAATTATTTGCAGATTTATCTTGTCAAACGCTTGGGCATCTGATTGACTGTTCGAGTCAGGGTAATAGCTGACTGTTCTTTGAGGCCCAGCGAGAAAAAGCTACCATAAGTCCCGAAACCGCATTGACGGGGGGCAGTGAACCACCTGGCGTGAAGTCAGGTGAGCGAAAAGCCAAATCGCAGGTCGAAGGAGAACATCTTTGAAAGCCTTGGTCATCTGATAGAAATCTGGCGGGTGGGGTTGGAATAAACCCCTTTATCGAAAAGCACGCACAGTGCCTCTTGACGAACGAACCGCCACTAACTTTAAATACCGTGAGGGGTTGAGAAGCCCCGCAAGCATCCGAATAAGCGTCCAGAAAGAGGCGTGGATTTGCTACACGGTCTAACTTTGAGGTGTCTGACCAAAGGGAGTAATTACCCGGCGGGAAAGGACTCAGGCGGTTTAAATCCGTCACCTCTTTACTTTATACGTGCGCTGTTTGGGTGTAGTGCATTGGTTCCGCTGACCTCCAAAAAAAGTCTTACTGCTCTTGCAAGGGCGTGAGGCGACTGACGGGGACTGTATCTCGCAAGGGATTTAACTGCGAACCAAAGTCGAGGATACTCGATGTTTAAATGCGGCTATGACAAACAAACCGGCATCTGAAAGGATGTCCCACGTGCCTCTTTGAAGGTGAAAATTAAAAAAGCGATTGAGCCGTAGACCGCCAAGGCATTGGTTGACGCGGCTCTTGGCAGTGGGGTAGCTAAGACTCCCGCTTCACCTTCATTAACTTTATGGTTGTTCGCTAATCCCGAAAGGGAGTCCGACGGAAAGGTTCAATGTAGCGTAATCTGTCAGCCGCGTTAGAATAATTACCTAGCAAGGCAAACTTCTGGTGCATCGGAAGGGCAGCACAAGTGGGTTCGACCCCCACAACAACCACCACTTTTGGGGCAAAGTTCGTAGCGACGCCGGGTCAAGGCGTGATGCTTCCTCTGCTTGGCGATAATGGCCACCGGGGGAGAGGTTGAGATACCGAAACGAACCAGCTCCAACCTTTTATGGCGGGTGTAGCGTCTTGTGGGGGTGATAACCTACGAGGGTCGGAGTGACTTCCGACTAAATCCAGTAACGCAAAATCGGGGTTGGCCTTGGCTTTGTCACCAAGGTTAAAATACCCGACGACTGTGGGTGCAAATCCCATCACCAACCACTACTTTATGGGGATGTAGCATCCGCCTGTTAATCACTTGGGCGGCTGACGGTCGCAAGACAAGTCCTTCAATCCATGCAGGGTCGCGCCCTTCATGTAGAGCGTAAGAGGATGTCAGAACACGGAAATGCAGAAGTCTGGCGAGGTGCGGTGGGGGTTGCTCCCCATACAAGCCGACTCCCTTAGCGGGGAGGTGCCAGAAAGATTGTGGGTTCAATTCCCACCATGCCCACCAATTTCAACGTCAGCGCAATACCGTGTGTAGTCGCCTCCTGCTATCAACAGGGTCAAGGCGAGGGAGCCCTACCAAGCTCCGGTCCCGGAAACGGACCGCATCATACGGCAGAGCCACCCGCTAAGGGGTGGAGTGTTCTTGCACCGAAGATTGCCCACCTCTTTCGTGGGACGGTCGGAATGACGGGCAACAGGCGTGGGTAGCCGAAAGGTCCACAACTCTGACACGGAGCTCCCGGATAGAAACCGCAATAAGCCGCGGGGGAGACAAGGGAGTGCTGTCGGTTGCCGAATACTTTACGCCGTAGCGTGGTGCTGTCCCTGGAAGCCGCCTTGATTGGCGGTGGCTTGGTTCGCAAGACCCAGGTCTCCTGAAAAGACTCGTGGACGGAGGTTCGACTCCTCCTCGGCGACTTGACCTACCATCCCAGGTCCCCACCCCCACTTATACCGCCTCTATTTGGCAGGGGTAAAGCGCTTGCGTAAATAAATGTTGACAAAGCTCAAACAGCAGTCCACAACACTTTTAGTTCTTTTGAAAACCTTTGGGCGTTCGGCGGCTGATAAACTAATCAGCTCGTAGCAGGGCTAACGAACGCAAACCTTGGGGTCGCCCAAGGAAATGGTGGTCTTCGATAGCCACCCCCAACATTTAATTTGCCCTGCGAAAGCAGGGTTTGCTGCGACTCGCTACTAACACGTCGCTTCTGCAATTACTGGGGTCCAATCCTGGGGAGATGCGAGGCGGTGGTTCCACACCGGAGGGCAACCTCTTTGGAAACAAGCGAGCCAAGACGCCAAGGCAGACAGCGTGGTCGGGGTATAGACCGAAAGGTTCCCGCCTACAAAAGCCTTGGAGCTAGACTTTACTTTGGTTCGCCCGATGTCGTTGACAGCGTGCCAAAAGCACGATGCCAGCCAACGGACTATTTGTCGGCCTGCCCAAGGAAACCATTGAAGCCATCCGGGATAAAGCCGTGGCGCTTATCCTAGAAGGCAAGACAATCATGTCTTACGGCGATGGCTCGACCAACGCCAGCAAGAGCTTCGCCCTGCCTCCGCAGCAGATGCTCCAAGAAGCAAACTATGCGTTACTGCGTCTTGACGGGAGGGTCCGTGGCCTCTACACGAACTACAACCGACTTGTTGACCGTTAATGCCCCTCGAACCAAAAAAGCCTACGCCAGGTCTTGTTGACCGGCTCCGTATCGGTCTGTCCAACCTCCTGAAGCCGAAAGCTTATCAGGGAGCGTTCGAGTCCACACGCTACTCCGTTCACCGCACGCGCATTGACGCGCCGCAGCCGACGGACTTCCGGATGGAGATGACGGGCTCGACTCGTCGTGAGATGCTACGCCTGTCCCGCTGGTTGGAAAAGAATAACGGCCTATACAAACAGATGATTAAGGACACGGCCATCTACACGGTGGGCGAGGGCATCGGGCTTCAGTGCTTGGGTGGGGACTACGAATGGCAGAACACTGTGGAAGCTGAATGGGAGCAGGAGTGCATCAGGCCCGAAGTGTCTGGGCGCTTTTCGATGCTGGAGAGCCTATTCATTGTGTGTGAGGCCCTGGACCGAGACGGCGAAATCTTTATAATCAAGTGCAAGGACCGAAAGGGTAACCCGAAGTTTCAAATCATCGAAGCCCACCGGGTCGAGACAGCTCCCGATGCGATGGCGCAGCCAGACGTCTTTGACGGCATCCGTTTTGACAGGCTGGGCAGACCGCTGACCTACTTTGTGAAGCAGAGCGATGGTCGCTACACGCCGGTCAAGGCCGAGTCGATGATGCACATCTTTGATGCGGAATACGCCTCGCAGAGCCGAGCTTTCCCGCCTCATCAGCATGCCATCAATCACATGCGTGACGAGATGGACTTGCTCTCGATGGAGAAGGTCGCAGTCAAGGACAACTCCCGCACGAGTCGCATCCTAAAGGTCGAGGACACACGGATGGACTCTGGTGACCTTGGTCTTGGGCAACCCCTTGGAGAGGGCAATTCAGCCACCCAGAACACCTCGCCTGACGCGCTCAACCGAGTGCTTGGTGGTGTGACCGCCGTTTTACAGAACAACGAGTCGCTCGTCTCTTATGCGTCGGCCAGACCGTCGGCAGCTTTTGCCGGATTTATCGAACACCTTCGTCGTGACTCTGTGTTGGGAGGACTACCCTATGAGTTCGTGGCCGACCCGACTCGTGCCGGCGGAAGTGCAGTTCGATTGGTAGTGGCGAAGGCGGGCAGATTTTTCACGCACCGCCAGACGATTATTATCAACCGCTTCCTCCAGGAATACTTCCAATTCTGGTGTGGTCTGAAGATTGACCGCAAGGAGATACCTAATGCTCGCAATTGGTGGAAGACCGAGTGGGTGTGCTGCAAGTCGGTGACTGTCGATGCCGGCAGAGAGGGTGCGAACGAGCGAGCTGACCTCGACATGGGTCGCATCCCGCCCTCCGACGACTTCCAGTCTCGTGGCTACAACTTTGAAAAGACGATGCGTAAGATTGCGCGTGACCACTCGTTTATTGGTCGCCTATCGAAAGAGACGGGCGTGGCAGAAGACAAGCTGTGGCGTAAGTCTCCTGCGGGTGGTGCGGGTGGAGCAGGCGCTCCGGGCGGTCCTCCGACCATTCCTGAAGGTGCGCTTGGCGTGGTGATGCCAGGGCCAGATGGGCAGCCGACAATTGTGCCTATTGACCAGATAGCGGGCGCAGGCGCCGACCCAAATGTTCCGACAGACGCTCTGACGAACACGGAACCCGAGCTCCGTCCTCCACCTCGCACGCCGGCAGCAGAACCAGCCGAACAGATGGACACTTCTGTTGACACTCTGCCAAAACAAAATCCTGGGTTGTCTCGTAACCGGGACCAGCCCTTCTCTCGATGATTAGAAGCGACCTAACTTACGCCTTGAAGGCTGGACGACCCCTCCTTATTGACCCCATTAAGGTTCAGGCGTTTCTGAAGAACGCTGAAATGCTCTTGTCCAACCCGGACATCTCGCACTCGTTGTCGGCGTTTATGAAGCCAAAGGCTGAAAATAAAGACGTTGGCCCAAGAGCTAAGCGTTTTGTTAAGCAGGCCGACGAGGATGACCTAGACCTGGAAGCTGCCGCAAACGGATTTGCCGTAGCATCAACACCTTACATTCGTGACGGCATCGGCGTCATCCCTGTGCGCGGGGTAATCGGCAAGTGCCTTAGCCCCTTAGAGGCTATGCTTGGCTGTGCGGACATCGACACGATTGCGAACACCCTAAAGAGCTGGGACGAGAATGACACAGTCTTTGAGGTGGTTCTCCGTATGGACTCCGGCGGTGGCTCGACCACAGGCCTGGAGGAGCTCGCCAAGCAAATCCGCAACTACGCCAAACCGACCATCGCCTTCTCGGATAGCGACTGCGGAAGCGCAGCTTACTGGATGGCATCACAGTGCAAACGATTTGTCTGCACCCCCTCTGCCAGTGTAGGAGCTTGCGGCGTCTACATCACGATGACCGACGAGCGCAAGAAGTTTGAGAAGGAAGGTAAAGAGGTCGTGGTCATAAAATCTGGGAAGTATAAAGCGGCTGGCGTGGAGGGCACCTCCCTTACACCTGACCAAATTAACTCCCTACAAGACGAGGTGGACGAGCTGCATGGCCGTTTCCGCCGGGACGTTAAGTCCGTCCGTCTCTACGCCTCCGATGACGACCTACAGGGTCAGTCGTTCTATGGCGACAAGGCCGCCGCACGAGGTCTTACGACTGGTGTGGTAGACAATTTCGAGGCACTTATTGATGACATCAAGGCAACGCGCCGGCTCGCACAGCGAACCACGCTCCCCACGATGTATCATCAGACGCAGCCCACTTCATACGAGGGTATCCAGCCCTATGGAGGTTGACAATTTCAAAACACTAACATCACACTCATTATGAGCAATACCAAGTCCGTTGAACAGCAGCTCAAAGAGGCCATCGAGGCTTCTAAGCAGACCCTCGCCCTCTCCGAACAGGTTTCGGCCCTCGCTCTGGAGAAGGATACCATCTCCAAGCGCCTCGCCGAAATCGAGTCCTCGCTCTCTGCTCCTAAGGCTTCCGAGCCGGTCGCTGTTGACCCCCTGGTTATCGCCAAGCTGGGCGAACTGCTCGCCGAGCGCGAACTGACCGCCAAAGCGATGAAGGAACTTTCTGCCAAAGCCGACGCTGCGATGGCCTATGCCACCAAGGTTGAGAAGGAAGCCGCCAAGAAGGCCGACCTCAACGAATACGTGAAGCAGAAGATTGAAGACGGCGAAGAAGGTGACACCCCTGCCGAAAAGCAGCATCAGGATGCCGGCAAGAAGGGCAAGAAGGCTGAAATGCCTCAGTTCATCAAGGACAAGATTGAAGATAAGGACGAAGAGTCCGAAGACGAAGCCTGTGGCCCGATGAAGGGCAAGGGTAAGGCCAAGGCGGCCAAGGCCACCTATTGCGACGAAGAGTCCGAAGGTCTGACCGAAGACGAGCTCGAAATGCTCAAGGAATACCGCCAGGCTTGCAAAGCCAAGGCGACAAAGGCCGACTCGAACCTCAAGTCTCCCCTCAAGGAAGAGAAGAAGGATTTCGGCGACATCATCCCTCAGCCGGGTCTTGACCCGAACAAGAACAACGTCAATGAGGACAACACCACTCATCCTACGCTTAACAAGAAGCTCGCCGCCAAGGCCTCTAAGAAGGGCGAAACCGACGTTGAAGAAATCATGGAGTCCCCGGACGTTCAGAAGAACGAAGGCGAAGAACATGAACACGAGACGACCCTATCGAAGCCTGGCAAGGGTGCCAAGAAGGCTTACGAAGTCGCTCTTGAAGCCATCGCTGCCAAGAAGAGCAACGACACCTCTGAAGAAATCCCTGCCGCTCTGATGGAATACCTCCAACAGATTGTGGACGAAGAAAAAGCTGCCAAGGCTAAGAAGGCTGCCAACTCCCTCCCCGGTATGAACAAGAAGGACGTTACTGGCACCGAAGACCAGGACGGCGAAGAGTCTACCCTAGAAAAGAAGGACGCCAAGAAGGGCAAGAAGTCCGAGTCTCCTGAAACCACCAAGGTTCACGAAGAAGGTTGCGCCCCGACGACCGGCAACACGACTCCGGTCGGTGACCTCGCCCCTCTCGCTGCCGCCTCCCTCGACTCCGTTGTGGATGTCGCTGTGGAACGCCTCGCTTCTGTCGCCAAGGCCAAGAAGGCCGTTGAAACCCAGCTCGCCGAGCAGGGTGTTACCCTCGCCTCCGAAACCAAAGCCAAGGACGAAGCCTACACGGCTGTCGCCCAGCTCCAAGCCAAGTTTGAAGCCCTGATGAGCAAGCTCTCCAAGGCCGAAGCCACCGATAACACTCTCGAAGCCAAGGCTGCGAAGATTGTTGGTGCTACCGCCCACGAACCGGTTGGTGCTGACATGCAGGGTGAAAACGGTCCTAAGACGGATGCCGAAATCCTCGCCGCTTTCGAGGCTATCGCCGACAAGCGTGAACAGAACCGCTACTTCAAGGCTAACGCATCTGCTATCTCTCGCGCCGCCCAGGTCAACCTGAAGGCTCGCCGCTCTTAATCCACACCTAAATAACATACTAAAATGCCTGGCTCAAACTCTTATGGAACATACGCTACCGGTTATGCCGGTGGCACAGGCGGTGTCCGTCGTGACTCCGAAGTCAATGCCGCTAACCGCGCTGTTGCAAGCGGTGGCGACGTCACAGAAGCCATTGGTCGCACGCAGAACGCTGGTGGCGGTGACATCAAGGTGTCGGGCGAAAAGCTCGCTGACGCTCTTGCTACTACCCCTCGTGGCGTAGCCCAGGCTGAAGACGGCACTATCCTCGTTCAGAATGGTCGCTTTGGTGGTGAAGGCGTCTCGGTCATTAAGCCTAACGGCGATGTGACACAGGCCCCGAACGCTACTGTTACTGTCGGTCCCAGCGGCGTTCAGTCCGTCCAGGTTGGCAAGATTAACTATGTCATCGCCCGCACCCGTGTGGACGTGACCAAGAACCAAAAGGACGGCGTGGTTAGCGTCACCCTTCCCCCTTCCCTCCGTGGTGCTCGTTTCGACAAGCAGGGTAACCTCAATGGTTTCTCTATCAACCCGAAGGCTATTCCGAACAAGGAAATCCGTGCTGCTGCCTATCGTCTGATGGGTAAGGACGGCGTTATCCGTATTCCTGCTGGTTCGCCCCTCGCCAAGCGTCTTGACGCTGATATGTCGAAGGCTGGCTACAACCGCACGACCATTCAGGCCGTCAATCAGGCCTTTGCTGAAACCGGCACAGTCTACCGCGCAGGCGATGACGCTGCTGGAAAGACAGCTGCTGGCCTAGAGCGCAAGCCCAAGGAAACAGCTTAAAGTTGACAAACTTCAACACTCGAACCCTTTCAACCCCCAAAAAATAAAACATTATGTCTACCGGTAATCCCTCTGGTAATCTTGGTGGTATTAACCTCCAGGTTATTGCCCAAGACTCCCTCACCACACTGCTCGCGCAGTTTCCTCTCGTTAACAAGTTCACTACCGACTTCGGTGGCGACATCCTCCAGCGCGGTGAGTCCGTTACGACTCGTATCGCTGAAGGTATGGCTGCTACGGACATTGGTGCGAACGGTTATGTCCGCTCCGACGTCAAGTCGAACGCCAAGACCGTCACCCTCGACAAGCACAAGGGTTTCGTGATGGGCTTCTCTGATGGCGAAGTCGCCAAGGGTGGCTACGACGTCCTACGTCGCACATTCATCCGCCCGGCTGCTCACGCTGTCGTCAAAGCGGTTATGGATGATGTCTTCGGCCTCGTTGCCCTCACCGGCACTGGCACCTTCACGCAGACCGGCTACACCGGCACTGTTGCAGCTTTTGACGCTGACGCTGTCGCCGACATCTCGCAGGCTCTGACCGATGCCAACGTGCCTATGGCTGGCCGCACGCTCATCGTTCGTCCCTCCCTCTACACATCCCTCGCCAAGGATAACAGCATCCAGGCGCAGTATGCTTCGGGCACTAACGCTCCTCTGACTGAAAATCTCCTCCCCCGTATCCACGGCTTCGAGGTGAACCAGTACACTGCTCTCCCTGCTTCGGTCACCAACCTCAAAGGTATCGCTGTCTCGCCAGAAGCTATCCTCATCGCGGCTCGTCTGCCTGCTACCCCGACCAATTGGTATGGTAACGTGGCTGTCGCTACCGACGCTGAGTCCGGCCTCTCCATCCAGGTTCGTGAGTGGTATGATGGCGACACCGGCGAGCAGAAGCTCTCGATGTCCATCCTCTACGGCGTGTCCATCGGTAACCCGAACTGCCTCGCCAAGATTATCGCCTCCTAATTGGAGCGGTAGTCGAACAAACAGCCCCCTTAATCGGGGGCTTTTTTGTGCTTTGTTGACAATGCCACAAGGCGTATGGTTCGAGCTCCAAAATATGCTGCCGTCATTGTGGATGATGGCGATGAATTGACCATCACGCAGTATGCCAACGCTACCCAAGCAAAGGAAGACTACCGGGAGGCGCTTGCCGCCGGCTACACGGCATACTTTTATGCCCGGCCGATGAAGCGTAAGACCACATTGGAAGACCCAGCTCCCATCGAGATTACCGACTAATGCCTACGAAGCCAAAGCACTATGCTCTGTTCATCCTGAACTCGGATGGCAGCGGAGTCGTGAAGCAGTTTGACACTTGGCAGGAAGCCAAGGCAGCTTACGCGGCAGAGAGCGCTACGGGCAAGGCGGTGTATCTTTACCCCCAGCCAATGAAGTCCATCGGTGCGGGTTCAGCGCCTATTGAGGCGCCGGCAAAGACTCCTGTTGTCTTTACCCCCCAGCAAAACGTTGGTGAGTTTGAATGGCCAACGACTCCGCGGCTTCCTCGTCCAACGACTGCGGGAAGTCCTTTTGACGACAGTTATTATGATTACCAGCAGTGGATTGGTTATTGCACCTTGCATCCTACGCACAGGGAGTGTTCTATTCCGGGTAAGCCCAAGTTTGGAACAGAAGTGTTGGTTTGCCAGCCGGACAACGCTACTGAACGAAGCACAGATGGGACGCTGTGGCCTAGTTCACGACCAACGATAAAGCTTGCAGATGGTATGGGTGGCACGTTTGAAGCACCGCCAGAAACTGACCCTTGGACTCCGCCTGAAGGTGTATTCCAAAAGTGGTATGCACCCTGTCAGTATCCTAATGGCTTCAGGGAATACATCTCTTTCAGCGCCCTTGATGTCAGGGAGCTTATCTTTGGGACTGTCGGCGGCTCCACGGTTGTGCCGATAAGCCGATTTGCCCTGATGCGAGCTGAACGAGAGCTTGCCCAATACGCAGGGGGTGTTGCGAACGTGGTTAAAGTAGAAGCAGGCGTCTTACCACGAGACATTAACCTTAGTGATGTGGAGCTTGAAGTAAATGCCCTCCGTGAATACGTCGCCGGCGAGCCGGTCTTTGACACTAGTTTTAACAACGCCGCGATGGGCGTTCCGGTCCTCTTCCCGCTGAAACCGACGAATGACGACAATTCTGAACTGTTGGAAACATTGAATGAACCTGTTAGCGTAGTGGTCACGGAGACAGGAAACAGCCATCTAGTTGGTAGCAGAACTGCCAATATTTACAGGTCTGGCTTCAATACGCCATCTCCGAACGGCCCAGTAAACATTACTTGGGACGAAGAAGCAGGCCTTGGCACTGGTTATTGGGATGTCACAATGGCAAGCCCAACGACGCTGACCTTTAACTTTACGCCTTCGGGGGACACGCCAGCGGATGCTCGACCTCCTGAAGGCTGGGCTGGCACGGTTTCGCGCGACGGGGCGGGCGACCCCAATGGCGTTGATACGACGGGAGTCCCTCCGGGCGGGACGCATCAAAGTCCTTGGGTCTATGATTACGACGCGGCTAACATCCTACTTGAGTCAGATTTCGACAACCATTATTACACCAACGGAACAGGCAGCTACTATGCGATTGCCATCCCGCCGACAGATTGCGACCCGGCAGACACCCTGGTTAACGAGAACGCCACCGAGCCGATTACTTATGATGCGGGTTGCGGTGAGTGGGAGATTGGCACGCTGACTTACAATGTCTATGCTGACGGCAACTGTTCCTTTTACGACACCACAGTTGGCTCGTCCTACAATACTGGGGTCATCGGGACCTGCAACGGTAACACTTATTCCGTGGACAGCTCTGGGACTGTTACAAGCGAGCCGATTATTTCGGGCTACGAAGGTGAAGAAGCTTACATCACTATTCCAACAGGAGCGAGTGTGTTAAGCGGAACAAGAGTCCGTCCGCAATACGCCTCCGGCGGCGTGGGCGAGTGGACACCCTGGAATTACACTACTTCAGGAACACTTCTCGGCTCTGATGCGTCTTACTATTACTACGCTGATGGCGCAGGCAGTTACACTTCTGAACCCGTCACACCCCCGCCCTGCCCTTCTTCAGGCACAGACCTTGGCGTTGACCCAATGGACAATTGTAACAACATTTATGCCGATGGTATGTGTGGCACATACTCTAATTCCAACGGTTCGTGTGATGGTCCCAATTGCGAGGACTCTGCTTTACACACAAACGGTCAACAAGGCTGGTCGTATGACGGATGCTATTGGTCTTACGACCCATATTGGGATTGCACGCCTTCCGGCACTAACCTCGGCGTAAGCGCTGACCCTTGCTACGACGTGTATGCCGATGGCATATGCGGAACATACACTTCTTCTAATGGTTCGTGTGATGGTCCGACCTGTGACTCGTCTGGAACTGATTACGGCGTAGACCCCAACAACTATTGCCAAAACATTTACGCTGATGGCAGCTGTGGCACCTACACATCTGACAACGGAAGCTGCAACCCTCCGCCCTGCGACCAATCCGGCAACTTTGTAAACAGCAGCATGGACAGCATTTACACTAATGTTGGCTGTGGCGATTGGTATGTCGGTTCTGTTAACTGGCAGGAATACACCGACGGAAACTGTGGGACGTATAAGAACTACGACACACCGTCCTACAACAGCTCCGGCAGCTACCTTGGTGAGTGCAACGGCTGGAATTACTACACAGATGGCATGGGCGGAGCATACGCTTAATGATTGAAGACCCCAACGTTAAGAGTAGGGGCCTCTCCGTGGTCGGTGGTGGCGCTTACAAGCTCCGTCCGCATCGCATCAAGGAGAACGCATACATCGACTACCCTGAAGGCAGGGATGCGGTCTTTTTGGAAAGCCTACAAGCCCTGACGCCAGGTGGCGGGGCAGAAGTCCTCAAGATGCTCTGCGAGGAGTCGGACAAGACCAAGCTCCCCATCATCCTTGTTCCGACCGGCTATGCGACGACCTTGCGTTCTGTTCCAATGACCACAGAGCAGCTAACGGCCTACTACGCCAAGTTTGGCTTCCGGCAACTTCAGGCAATCCATCCCGGAAAGTGGAGTGCGACCATCCTGGTTCGCCCAAGTTGACAATTGTCCACAACCGATATGCCTTCGCCATATAACTCTTTTAAAGGTCCCTTCTCTGTGGCCATCTTTGCTACCGCAGATGGTCTGAAGAGGACCGCCGTCTACTACGGAGCTGACGAGCGTGCTCTTTACGAAGCCGACTTCGTGGCCGCCCGTGAGTATGGATACCACTTCCAAGGAATGTGGCAGCCGGTTTGGGATAAAGACTATGGTAAGCAACCCAGCGTGGGTGGCACCTTCCAAGTCTCTGACGGCGAAGGCGGCTATGATAATATCACCAAGGCTTACCACGATGCTGAAGGTAATCTTGTTACCCCCTCCCCGACTTGGTTCACGGATGCCTACGGAGTTGTCCGTCAGGTTGGTAACTGCGACATCATCGACTAATGAGCAACGAGAACCAGCCCACGCCTCCGCCCGCTCCGGTTGTCCCGCCGAAGCCGTCCGCACCCATTAAGATTGGCAACGTTGAGGTGAAGCCTAACAAGCCCTTCTGGAAGTAGTTGACAGTCGTCCAAGGGCACAATGAGCCTCTCTGGTCCCAACTCTATTTCGTTCCTGGTCACTAACGCTGGCACCGTAGACCAGCATGTCTACGCTTACACCTCTGCCGAAGCCGCCCAAGCGGACTTCATTCAGCAGGATGGTGCTGGTGGTCCTTGCTACCTTTACCTTGAAGCCATCCCGACCAAGGAGCTAAAGCCTACGAAGGTGGGCGGAACATATGTCGATGCCTTTGGCGTCACTCGCATTTTTACGAGTGGTGTGAATGGTGGCGAAATCGACTAATTTCCTGTTGACTCAACAGTAGTCCGACGCACGCTCGCTGCTCTATGAGCCAAAAGTTTTCTATCGTCGTCGAAGTTGGGAAGGACGGTAAGCCCATCGCTACCGCTTACATCAAAGCAGAAGCCAACCTTGCGGGTGAACATTTTGTTCGCCTGCGCGACACCGGAAAAGAAGCATACTTCTTCCAGCATCCTCTTGCTGACCGCCGTAATAAGTCTACCGAACAGGTAGCGGCTACTCGCGGCGAGCGTGATGAGAACGGCCTAGCAAAGTCTCCCGACATGCCAAATAACCCGCTTCAGTCTCTTGCGGCGAACAACACTATTTCTGCCCCCGCGCCAAAGAAACGCAAGGGCAACAGCATTGAAGGCGTCACGCTCAACATCGACGCTGATGGCCCCACGGCCGTCAACATGTAATCTCACCAAACAAAACTAAAAAATGATTAACATTATCATCGGACTCGTCATCGGCTTCATCGCTGGTGCTCTCGTCTTCCGCAACAACGCCAATAAAGCTGAAGCCATCGTCACCAAAACGGACGCTCAGCTGAAGGCTGCTGGCCTCGCCATCAAGAACTTCAAGAAGTAATCCTACTATGGCCAAGAAAGACATCAACGCACCCATCGAGGGTGACGACATCGGTAACCTCCTCAAAGCCGGCTACGCCGCCAATGAGCTGCCCCTGGCGAAGAAGATTTACGCCCAGGAGCTGAAGGAGCACGCCGAGCAGATGGCCGCTACCACCTTCTCTGACTTCTTGTTCGAGCAGGCCGCGGTCAACTACATCGTCTCGCAGGAACTCGCCAAGTAAGGAGAGACTGCTGGTTCGCAAAGGGGCATCTTAACGGATGTCCTTTTTTGTTGACAAATTAGTAGGGGTGGACATACACCAAGGGCAAATGGCACGAGGTCAATCAAGAGCGATGAGTGAAGCGCCCCAAAGAACTTCAACACCCGACGTGACTGTTCGACGGTCTATCCGCAGGGCAGAAGAAATGTTCAGCAGAGGTGTTCCGACTTTTACGGTCAAGGAAACCATAGCGAAGGCTGCTGAAAGGTTTTCGGCCAACCTTAACGCGGCTATGGACGAAGTCGTTGGCAAGGGTAATAAAAGACCCAACATGATGATGCCTTCAGATGAGTGGCGTTCGGACACGAAGAAGCTCGCTATCGCCTTGTTAAATAGCGACCGCCTCCCTGGGGACCTGTTAGCCGTTCACGACAACTATTTCGCCGTTCGCAATATGGACCCAAACTTTGCTGATGAAGACACCAAGAAAGCCGCCTTGGTCTACATGAACCTAGTTGCTTATGGGGTCAACGCTGGCAACACGTTCCGCTACCCAAATTGATTGACACCGCCCCATAGCGAATGGGTTCGCTTTGGGATGAGATGGCATCTGATGGTCCGGAGTTCCAAGAGACTTTCGGCCGCGAGGTCGTGTTCAGAAACATCTCCGTATCAGCGCTCGTCAGCAGAGCTCCTATCGACCAAATGCTCACGGATGGTGGCTTCACATACAACGCCTCGTGGACGATACGCTTCTTGGCCCCGGCTGGCTCTGCCCTCGCCCTCTCGCCTCCCACCCACGGAGAGCGTGTAACCGTCTTTGGTAAGGTGAGCACTATCCTAACGGTGACGAGCCGCCCGCCTTCTCCTTGGATTGATGTCCTTGTCAGCCCAGCCGCCTCGGTATGAGCACAAATCAGCCAGGTTTGGGCGTCACGCTGCGTGGGGACGGCATGCAGGTCCATTACCTATGCAAGTTGCAGGCTGCAGCTTGGAAGGCTGGCTATGAGAAGATGATGGCAGAGGTGGCGTTAGAGCAGGCTACGTCGCTTTACAGGCACTCTTTCCCTGCTCCGGGCAACGACCCCCTCAAAGGGGACTCAGGCACGCCTGCGGCCTATGAGCAGGGGCAATACAACCTGACCAAGGACATCAACTCGATGTTCTACCCCATCGGCAACCATTCGGTCAGGGACCTCGTGGGGATGCGTAACCGCGCCGTCTTCCAAATCGACAACCCGATACAGTGGCAAGACCCAGACCTCGAAAGAGCTTGGCAAGCTCAAGACATGGACATCCTATTCATGGCGTTCCAATCGCTGGGAACCGACTCCGGCGAGTCGGACTACCTGAACCTTGAGAAGACCAACTTTAACGAAGTGGCGGCAGACACGGTGAACTACATCGAAACGCCGAACGAAGAGGTCCACCAATCGTCGATGCGAAACGGCCGGTGGGACGGCAAGACCAAGACCGCTGTTCGTAATCGAGCAGCTATCCAAGCTTACTTGGCCAAGAAAATGAAGGACATAGGTCGCAGTGCCAACGGCTGGGTAGACTGTATCAAGAAGCTCGGCGGCCAAATCAGTGCCCTGATGCCAGGAAAGGGTTTGGGGACGGTAGACATCAAGCGGGATGCCGATGGCATAAGGTATGTCCTGACCAACGCTTATGGGAACCCTAATGGAATGGCAGACGAGGCCATCGACAAGGTCATCCAAGAAACCAACTCCACCTTTATCCGGAAAACCAAAGAGCTGGTGGACATGGTGGCAAAGGTGAAGCCCCCACCCAACAAGCGTAACCGAGGCAGACCAAGACCATGAGCATCCGTAGAGCAATTGAAGCACACGTCAAACTCGTGCTTGACCCCTATGTCCCGTCAATTCCGAACGCCTGGACCCATGTAGTCGTCGAGTCCCTCCGGATAGCTGACCGCCCAATGCCAGGGGTGGTTATCATGGCAGGCGTAGCCTCACCCGCCTTCAATGACCTTCCCGACTCTATGGGGAACTACACCCTGCCCATAACGGTAGCGGTGATGTCCTCCATCGACGATACGACAGTCGATAAGCACTCCGAGCTCGCCCACCAAGTAGGTCGCATCCTCCAATCCCCCGCCTCCCGCAAGAACTCCAAGATACAGGGTCTGCGCTTCTACAACATCATCCCCACCAATGTGGGTCAGGAGAACCAGGGTCGCCGCATGGTGACTGTCCTGAACTATGAGGCCATAGTAAACTATGTGCCAGAGACGCCTATTTAAGCTCGGTTGACAATCGTCCACATTCATCATGGCAAATCCTCCTCTTCCCCTCGACCCGACGGCATCCCCGATTACATACGGAACGATTGTCCACTACGGCTTGCCGGACCTTGCGGTGACGGGCATCATCATCGACTCTTACAAGCGCGACCAGCAGTATGCTGACACGCAGGAAGTGCAGAACCAAGCGGGGATTACGGTTGGCGTCCGCATGACGGACTTCCGAGTTAATGTCTCTGTGGATGGCCGAGTGATTGAAGAGGATGCGGCTGGAGTGGCTGTGACTTACACGGTCAAGGCGGGCGATGTCCTTACCATCAACGGCGATAAGATTGTCATCAACAGCTGCTCCTACTCTGGCGCGGCCAAGGGTTTTCACTCCCTGTCGATTTCTGGCACCGCTTACTCTGGCATCGCTGCTCTTGCCCCCAAGGGCGTCACCATTCCCGCAACGGTGTAACCGGACATGGATGGTCGTTTTCTAACGGCCTTTATCCTGCCCGAAAAGTGGGAGATTATGGGCTACGAACTCAAGCCTTTCAGCTTGAGGCACACCATGACTCTCACGGCGCTGGAGTCGCCTATTGTCACGGGGGAGGCGTCAATGGTCACGCCGGAGGACATCATTATCTTCCTGCGGGTCTGTTCGTCCAGGAACGCCTTTGTGGCACTCAAGAAGCCCTCTCTTATGGACAGGTGGAACCAAGCCCGCATGGAAAGGGATACATCCTACTACTTTGACCAGCTGATGGACATCAACGAATACATGAAAGCGTGTAACACGATGCCAAGCACTTACAAGAAGCCGGACGAAACCGAAAAGAAAAAGGATAACGTGCCTATATTCTTGGGCTTGGTGACCTCTTTAATGTCCAAGATGAACATGTCTACGGACGAGGCGTGGGATTGCACAGCCGGTCAGGCGGTGTGGTATTTGACGGCCTACTCAATCGGGGAGGGGGCAGAAGTGAAGATACTTAGCACCCAAGACGAAGAGAAAATGGACAGCGAAAAAGCTCTGCTCGTTAAGATGCAAGCGGAGTCCCGCGCAAAACTTAAAGGAGTTAAAAACTAATGGCTGGAGCAACCACAACAGTAACCGCCGAGTTCTTCGGAACAGAGAACGTCGCCCGACAGATGAATGTCTTGGGCCGCGCCGGGGCGCAGTTCAGCGAAGACCTGACCTCTAAGTTGGGCAAGATGTTTGGTGCGGTGGCTATCGGCACCCTTGCGTTCAGCAAGATGGAGCAGTCCATCTCCAAGAACATGGCTACGGCCAAGCAAGTATCGTCCCTAGCCATTAAGTTCAACGTAGACCCATCCCAGGTTCACTCGATGAAGATTGCGGCAGACGACGCAGGCGTGTCCATCCGGTCGCTTATGATGGCCTCCAAGCAGTTTGGTAAGGTCGCTGGGGAGTCGCTGTCCAACAAGGATGCGGCTAAAAACATGAAGCAGCTTGGCATCAGTGCGGAGAAGTTAGCCGAGATGCAGTCAAAGCCTATGAAGTTCCTGCCGGAAGCCGCCGTCGCTTTAGCGGGCATCGCCGATGAAAACGAGCGAGCTGCGGCTGGTGCGTTCCTTTTTGGTCGTCAGTATCAACAGATTTCACCCCTACTTGAGAAGCTGGGAAGCGATGAAGAAGCGCGTGGCAAGTTCTTGTCGAACAACAATGCGATGACCAATGACCAAATTGCCTTGAACAAGGAGGCCGCCCGCATCCAATCAGAAATGTCTGAAGGTTGGGACAGATTTATGGCGTCGTCCGCAAGGCCTTTGAACTGGGTGATGAACTTTGTGTCCTACCTTTCACAAGCCTTGGCCGTTCAGCTTGAATTAATTGCGAACCAAGACAAGCTCAAGGAGGGCAAGCAGAAGACTGAAGAAGGTCAGGCGATGTATGGTGTGGCAAACTATCAGTCAGGTTTGGCTATAAGAACCAAGCTAACCTCGGACAAAGCCAAGAAAGGCATCGACGGAAACTTGAGTGACGAACAGGTCGGCATCACCCCAGAAGAGCGCGACGAGTTTGACAAGGTTTACGCCGCGGGCGGCGTTGAGAAATACGTGTCGCAACAGTTGAAGTTGGTTGAGGCTATTGGCAAAGACGATAGAAACGCCGAGTCCGTCCGGACCGACACGGCCACAACTGGTGGTGACGTACCTCCTACTTTTTACCCTCGTTCTGCCGAGGGAGAGGCTAATTCCAAGAAGATTGACCCCAAGTTTATGTCGTCTATCGGCGTCATGGACGGCGCCGGAAAACTTTCACCTGAAGGACTGAAGAAGATGAGACGACAACTCGCCATTACTGCCGCGTTGTCGAAGACGGGAAACGGCCTTGTTGAAACACATGGCCTAACGGTCGACGAAGACGACGGAGGTTTTAACTACAAAAACCCGCTTGCCGAATTGGCAAAGGAGACTTTAGAGGGCGGCCAAGGCATCACGGACCGTGCAAGAGCTGGGGCAGAGGCTGCCGCATTGGGAGCTAAGCAGGCCCTAGCAAGAATGGGCGGTAAGGAATACGACAAACAGACCGGAAAAGAATACACGCACGAAGAATACGCCAAACTTATGCGTCAGCGTGCGCATGACGCTGCCAACGGCGCGGGAACATTTGTTGAGTCTAAAGCGGCCGCCGCCGAGGCGAAGAAGAAGAAATCACAATCCCGCGCGCTTGAAAAATCTGAACGCCACTTAAATGATACAGGCATGTCTCCGGTCGAGAAAGCAGAAGCAGGATTAGTGGATGTCCGTGGTGACATAGAGCCAGTTGCCGAAGACATAAATGAAAAGCGTGGCGAAGAAAAGGAAACGGCTGAACGTATTTCAAGCAACCAATCTAAATTGGTTACTTTGGACAGGAAGAACGAAGCCGCCAATGCGGCTGGTAAAGAAGCCGTCGCAAAGTTGAAGGAAAACATCGCCGAAGCCAATAAGTTGGCTGCTCCCGAAGACCAATACACCCTGACAGCAGATGAAGAGCAGGCGGTCTTGGACAAGTATAAGCTTTCGGCAGCCGAGTTGGAGAAAATTGCCCAGCTTAATGGTGCTATCAAGGGTGACGAAAAGCTTTTAGCCAAAACGGAAGGCGAGCGCATAGAGCTTCAAACCAAGCTCAATGGCCTCAGGGCACAGGAGCGAGCGGCTATTGACGCCGTTGCCAAGGCAGAAGAAGCGGCTTGGGCTAAACAGCGTGGCTTGGCTAAAGACCTTCACGACGACAATAAGGCCTATGAGCGAGAGATGCAGGAGTTGAAATACAAGAATATGAAGAACGCCGGGAAGTCGCAGCTCGCCATCCTGAAGGAAAAATACAACTATGAACTCAAGCAATACGGCGAGGCATCCAAAGAAAAAGATGCTCTTGAGAAGGAAATCGCAGCCAAGCAGGCCGCGCGAGTGGAAGCTGCCTTCCAAAATGGTGATACAGATGCTTACAAGGCGGGTGAAGCCACGGATGAAGAAACGGCCGCCTTGAAGGGTGCTCGTGAGAAGAAGGACAAGGGTCGTCAAGACCTAGAAAAGGCTGTCTACGATTTCGACTCTGTCAAACCACATGCCGTGGTTAGCGAATTGGGGAAGATGGGTGGTGGCGCAGCCATCCAGTTCGGCAACAATCCTGTGGATGAAATCCGCAAGTCCAACACCTTCTTGAGTGCCATCGCAAAGAACACCTCCACGGCTACTATCAAGACTGTGCAGTCCTTTAACGCCAAGGGTGCCATAGTTGACTCCAAGGGTCTGTTCGGCGAAGATAAGCCTAACTAAAGCGTGTGGACAGAGAACCATAAGCACACATGAGTAATCCTGCTGCATCACCCGGAGGCGAACTCGGCCTGCACCTTATTGGTCAGGTTCACAATGTCATCAAGCCTGGTTGGCAGGTAACGGAAGATGGCAGAGGGCTACTTGAGGGGGACCTAAGCATACAATACACATCCAACCCCGATTTCCCAAAGCCCCCAGGCTTTCCGAACCGAGGTCAGGGGCATCCCTTTGATAGCCGGCTGAAGTGCTACAAATCGAGCTCCACGATGTCTTCAGCGGGTTCTGTGGTCGTCCAAGCCTCTTACATCGGATTGACCCAAGACCCGACCTACGCAGAGACGGAGACGTCGGGAACGACCTCTGGCAACCCAATCCCCCTGCACCCAAACTTCCAAGTCCTCGCTATGGCGGTGAAGCCTGACGCTCAGGGCGAGAACTTCCAATACTACCCCTTCGTCCGAACGCAGAACGAAGACGGCATCAACTTTGAGCGCTTCGATGCGGTCAAGGCCCCTGAAGGTCTGCGAGGGGTGGAGTCCTACTATGCCCCAAGGGCAACCATTCGTGTGAGCTTCTACACAGCCTCGGCGGCTACGGCACAGAAGATGCTGACCAACATTGGGACTATCGACGACAAGCCATACTTGGCCAACGGACCCATGCCGACCGGGGGGAACTTCCTACTGACGTCAGCTTCGGTTACGACTTACGGCACTATTTACAAGATTTCCTCGGAATGGATGATGTCGGAGCAGGGTCACAAGTGGACACCTTATCTTTACCGCGCCTTTGGTTCGGGTGGCAAAAAAGTCCCGACATATTCTATTGGCGGCGACTACAAAATTAACGCAACTTGGACGTTCTAAATGTCAAACGCCCGCTCGCCCGGTAATAATAATCTTGGCCTACCAAAGGTGGGTCCAGGCGATGCCCTGACGCCGTCGGTTATCAACAAGCTTTCGGACAGGGTGAATAAGCTCAGCCCCTCGATTGGAGCTGGCTCGAATGTTCAGAACACCCCGACCGGCACGTTTCAGGTTTCTTCAAAGCGCCCAATCCCTGGTCATCCTTGGAAGATGTCCTTCAATGGGACGCAAATCTACATAGACGTTGGTCAGTTCTTTGCCAATAGGGTTGGCGGCGGTGGCGTGAATATTGTTTCAGGCGCAGATGATTACCTTAACGGTAGCCGCAACGCTTGGCTCTTCCAAACTTATGAACCCGGAGGTCCCACGTTCCAGTCAGCAAATATAAAAGACCTATTCTACATGGGTGGGTGCGAAATCTTATTCGAGGACCCAGACTGCAACGTCATCTCGAACAAGCAGCTCTATGTGTCCACGGATGGACTGCGAACCAAGCGTAAGAAGGGTCTGTTTTACATCGAGTTGGCAGCTTGGAATGGACGCCAGATGCAGCCTCCCTATCCTCAAACGGGCGGTTCTGTTCAGCTTGCCGCCGCTAACGCCGCAGCGACCCAATGGAACGCATACAGCCTGACGATGAAGGGCAGGATAGTGCCAATCTTCAAGCACGCCCCGCCTCTGAAAGCGACGATTAACGGAGTGGAATACCCAGGGATGTATGACATAAAGCAGTTTGTGTATCCTATTGCGACGGTGACGAAGAATTACCAGCTCTTCCAAGGCGTCAGCTCGGACATCTTCCATGTGTCACCGCCATTGAAACCTTTTGACGTTTCGGTTACAAAAGTTGGCTCGGTTTGGAAAGTCGCCATTCACCCAGGGACGGTGAACCTAATCGTTCCAAAAATTGAATCGAAATATATCGACGAGCTGCCGACTCCGCTTTTGACCATAACCGGTCAGGGTCGCATTTACCTTAAAGCGACGCACGAAGCCAAAAAGTGGTTTCCGCGCAACATTGAGGTGGTTTTCATCGCTGGAAATGCCGTCCCGGAGGACACCGAAACGGTTGGCTACTATCAAATCGCCTCTGTGGCCGTGGTGGGCGCAAGCTACATTGTGACGCAGCTTTCGACCGGCAACAAGCTAGTCAATAGGTTCAAGATGGGTGCCGCAGGGGCTTATTGGAGTTGGGGCGCATGAGCCTTCCCCCTCCACCCGCTCTCGCCGCCGGCACATACCTCAAGAACGCCAAGGTCGGTCTTGGGAAGACGGCAAGCTGGGATTACCCATACGCTATTATCAAGGCCAACACATGGACTTGTGTGTCCTACACGACCACGGATACTAGCGGCGCCACGGTCACTATTCTTTCCACGCCAGATATCTATTCGCAGTCCGACCACTACTACCCGGAGTGGGTCAAGACCATCGACTACTCGTTAAAAGCTTCAAGGCCGTGGGTGGACTGGAAGGTTAGGCACAACGGCTTCTACTACACGCCGTCCTGTTGGCTGACCAGCTCGCACACTGGCCAAACCCCATCGACTGCGGAAGCTGCCATCGGCGACCGGCTTCATATTGATTTTCAAACATACTCCGACGACAAAAAGACAGAGGTGTGTCGCAATCAAAGTCACTCCATCAGGGCGTGGTTATCGCTGGGCACACTTGAGGAGGATAACGGCTGGAACAACGCCTTGGATTTCAACAACCCAGACCCTATCTCTGGGGAGGTGAAGCGGCAGCATATTCCAATTTCTTTTGAGGAGCGGGTAGAAGACCCCAAGCAACATGGTGGCGATTGGTATGGAAACTACACAGAAGAATACTACCCCAAGTTGACCGACACAGTCAAGTGGGTCAACGACCCTGAACGTGCAGCTACTTATGCCACGCCTAACGCGGCACAATTTTATGAACCATCAACTTTTTTGAAGCGGTTCAACGAAAAGACTGTCAATGGACAGTCTTCTAACGACGAGCCACGAGCTTGGGACTTTATGACCGGGAAGATGGCTACCTTGGACATCATGGCTACCTCTGGTTATGACCTAATGTCCTCAAGCCTTGGTGGCTTTACGGCTTATTACCAACGGGGCATCAGCATAAATCTGTGGCAGCAGAAAATTATCGTTAAAACATCGCGCGTTAAGAAAACCGAACCTGATGGCCTCGGAGGCACGAGCACAAGATACAAAGTCAAATACGAACAAACTGCCTCTGACGACCTGATGCCGGAAGACAAAACTATGATAGTATGCTCAAACCCCGGTCCAGGATTTGCACCAGATTTTTTCCTGTATGGTCAAATCTTTAACTACCTAGAAGTTGTCCAAGACGGCGCGCCGACGGGCAATAACTCTAACTTCTCGCGAAAATACAAGCTTTTCGCCGCGTCTCGTCACCCTGTGGTTTTTACGCGCAAGTTTTTTTGGTATGAGTATACCGAAGTGAACTCAAGGACAGAAACCAAGGTTCTCTTCCCAGGCAGCGACCCGCCGGCGTATGGATGGCGAGAGACGTCTCGCACCGATAAGATTTCCTACGACAAGAAGGAGTTCACGCCAAGCTACAATCAACTCGTCTACTTTATAACCCAAGCAGATAAAAACGGCGGACTCTACACCTCCGTTGACGCCAACAAGGTCGGCACATTCACATATAGCACCACATACAGCGGCGAACAACACTCCTCGCAAAGCACCACTAAAAACCTTTATGGCTCCGGCGCTCAATATGTCGCCGATTGACACTAGGCCACTCTTACAATGCCACTACCAGCTCTGACATTATGGGCCGACTCCAACAAGGGGGAGTTCATCTCTGGCTGGCAAGTCAACTCGGTCTTGGGTCCGCTGAAGCTCCGACAAGGCGACACCATAGGCATCGAGCTGCATTGGGTTGAGCAGGGCAGCGGTCAGTTGATGAGAGAGGTCGTGTGGCCTCCTGCCGCCAACATCACCCTTGCGGTGGGGAGAATTGATACCCAGCCCACAGCGGGACTGTTCAGGCTTTCATACGGCCCCCATCAGACAGGGGAGATAGCTTACAATGCCACGGCAGTTGTCCTTCAGGCTGCTCTTAACCTACTTCCTGGCATTATTTCCGAGGGTGGCGTGACCGCCATCAAGAACGCCACCACCTTCCGGGTGACTTGGAACACGCCGAGTGTCCCAGCTTACGCCATTACGGTCTACGAGAATGACTTGACGCCTACATCGTCGATTGGGATTGGGACGGCGCGTCCTGGTTCGCTGACCGCAGCTCAAATCACGCAGATACACATCAAGCAGGCACCGGTTGCCGTATGCACAAGCTGGGTAACCCAAGATGCGCCTATTATCACGGTGACGGAGACGCACGCTCCGGGATACAGCGGTGACTATCGGGTGTGGCGGGTGCTGATTTCGCCCTCGCCAAGGGCGGGGACATTCCGCTTGTCCAAGACCATCAATGGACAGGAATACTATTCGCCGCCTATCAATGTGGAGGGGCTTTCAGCTGCGACGATTTCGGTAGCCATTGGGATGACCGTGGAAGCGGTGGACGACTTCGAGTTTGAAATCAGCCAGTCGCAAATCCAATACGACACACTCGTCAATGCGACAGTCATGGCAGCGGACTACGGAGGGCTGATAGCCTACTCCTCGAAGTTCGGCGAACTCTCGATGAACGCGCTCGATGTTGAGCTTATGCTCGCCGGCGGTGCGTCGGCTTCTGCCTTTGCGGAGATTGAGGTCGAACTGAACGGCAAGAGGCAGACCCTCGTGCAGAACACGGCAACGGTTTTTAACGACCTAATTGACACGGACTCTTACACGCTCGTGGAATGGGGAGATGTTATCCCGGCAGATAGCGTGGTTCGCTACGACACCGCCCAAACGCTAACCAGCAACGAGCAGCTTCAGGTCCGAACTAACATAGGTGCCGTTGGTCTACCCAACTTCGTTCCCTTTACGAACAAGGACGTCGAGCTCGAGTCCCGCATCACCACCCTTGAGGGTGACATGCCCTCTGCGGACGCTTTGGATGCCATAGCGGGTGCAGACGCTCCCTCGTCCACCAATGTCTTCCTGACCGCCGCCGCGCTCACAGGAGCCGCTCCAGCCATCCACACTCACGCCATCACAGACGTGACTGGCCTGGCCACGGCCCTTTCTGCGAAGGCAGACTTTGTGCATACACACCTAATAGCCGATGTGAGCGGGTTGCAGGGCTACATCGACAACATCGCCAATAAGGCAGACCTTGTTCATACCCACACGATAGCAGAAATTGTTGGCTTAACGGCACAGTTGGCAACCAAGGCAGAAGTGGGAGACTTGTCGGGCTACGCTCTTGTCGGTCACACGCACACGGGGCTAGTGTCAGACGACATTAAGGATGCCTTGAATAACACGCCGGAGGCCGCCGCCCTTGCCACCAACCCCTTTATAACTAGAGCCTATTATTATAATCACTACGAAAGCGTCACCTTCCGCACTCAAGGTGCTCCAGGCATTTCGGGCAACTACACAACGACGACTCACCCCTTGGAGCTTTCGCTCCGAATTGGCGGGCAGATTTACAATGTGCCAGCTCGTTGGCTGGGCTCCGACCCTAGTCCTCCCGTATAATGTCTAAAACAAGAGTAAAACTGTGGATTGATGCCGAGTCCGGCAACCTGTATGAGAGCTTTGGCTCGAATACGCCCGCGCAACCCATCGTATTCCTTCAGGGAGACTCGCTCAACTTGGAGCTGCACTTGGTTCGATTGTCCGCCGGGCTGACACGCCTAATGGAGGAGGTGGCTTTCCCGACCGGATGCACAGTCAGGCTTGCCATCGGCAAGGTGAGCGCCGCTCCAACTTCGGGGACATACGCTTTAACGTATGGTTCTACGACGATAACGGTATCCTATGCTGCGACGGCGGCACAAATCCAAACGGCGATGAACGCTATGCCGGACATTTCGGCTGCGGGGGGAGTCCTGGTTAGCAAGAGCTCAAACGCCCTCGTCAAGATAGACTTCAATAGCATAGGAACCAACCTTTCGCTCTCCGTGAACGGAAACCTGTTATCCCCACCGACAGCCTCACGGGTGGTCATCCTCAAGACTGGTTCAGCCAGCGTAAGCGGCTCATTCCTCATCAAGCTGAAGCAATCCCCTGTGGTCTTCCAGAATGTTTGGAATGACCTAGATGACCCGGTGCTTACTGTCACAGAACTTACGGCGAACCAGGCAAAGCGTATCTCCATCAGCCCGGAGCCCAAGGCGGGCACTTGGTCGCTCACAGGGACAGGAGACATCGAGACAAAAGCTCGTGCGGCCGGAGGCGTTGAAGACCCTGTTTGGTGGACGGAGAGCTTCTCTGGGCGCTTTAGCATTGAGGCGCTTGAGACGGATACGAACTTTGCCCTATACCAATACTCGGTGGCCAAGGTGGATAACTATGTCTGGGACTTCAGCTTGAAGTCTTACGGCACTCCCCCGGTGGGCTATACGATGCCCTTCGTGGCTCTTGGAGACGGTTTGGTGGGCTACAAGGGTAAGGAG